GTGATCGTCCGCAATATCGGCCAGTTGGACCTCCGTTTGTACGAGGAGCTCAGCGAGGCGGAACGTGAGGCCAGGCCGGATCACCCGGCGGCCCTGTCGCTGCGGTATCCGAATGAGCAGACGAGCTCGGACAGCTTCACGCGGGCGATGTTCAAGGATTTTCTGCTGTTCGACAACGCGTACGCGCTGCTGGAGCCCGCGCCGGGTGGGCAGTTGTCTTTGAACCGGATGCCGGCTCACATGGTCGAGATCCTCGGAAGCTCGATGTTCCGGGCGGAGGGTTACCGGCTCAGGCGTTTCGACGGGACTTTCGTCGATTTCGACGCTGATTCGGTGCTGCATTGGCGTGGTGAGAACCCTCACGACCCCAGGATCGGGCTGTCGAAGCTCGACACGCTCCGGAGCGTGGTCGCGGAGGACGCGGCGTTGCAGGCGGCGACGGTGGAGCTTGCGAACGCGGGGTTGACGGAGCCGGTGTGGGCGTTCAGGCCGCTCGATGCGCCGATCATGAGCAACGACGCGGAGAAGGGCCTGTCTGAGGAGCTGACGAACCGTATCCACGGTCGAAACAAGCGTGTGATCGTCACCCAGGAAGGGACGGAGCTCCGGTCGTTCGGTGTGTCGCCGAAGGACGCGCAGATGATGGAGGTCCGGCGGTGGGCGATCGAGCAGGTCGCCCGCGAGTACGGCGTCCCATTGGGAATGGTCGGCCTCGCGGAGGACGTCGAGCAGGCCAGGAGCCAGTTTTACGCGGATACGTTGCCGCCTTACTGCGAGGACTACACGCGGATGCTCGATCAGCGTGTCCTCGTGAGGATCTATTCGTGGACTGACGGGTGTTTCGAGTTCAACTTGGACGAGAAGCACATGGGCGACAACCGGATCACGGCGCTCGTGTCAGCGACGGGCCGGCCGGTGATGACGACGAACGAGGGCCGCGCGAAGCTCAATCTCCCGCCGATCGACACCGGGGACGAGCTCGTCACGCCGATGAACGTGATCGTCGGGGACAATCCGAAGCCTTCGCCGCAGATCATGCCGATCCAGGACCCGAACGCGCCGGCGCAGGACGGGTCAGCGCGTGAGGAGGACGCGCCGCCGAAGATGCTCGCCCGCAAGGCGGAACTCGTCCCGTCCCGCAGGGCGGACCTGGAGCGTCAGCATCGCGCGATCGACCTCTCCAAAGCGGCGATTGAACGGCATTACGGGCGGTTGTCGCGGCAGTTGAAGCGCGAAAAGGCCGACGACTGGGACCGCTGGGACCGCGAACTGGCGGACGATCTCGACCGGCTGCTCGAACGGATCGTCGAACTCGAGGGGTCCGTGTACGGGCTCAAGCTCGGCGCCGAGTTCGACATGCGGAAGGTCAAGCACTACCTACGGGCGATGGCCGAGGGGACAGCGGAGGCGCTGAACGCCACGATCCGCGGCGAGGTCGCCGATCTCGGCGTCGACGGGGCGATGTCCAAGCGGGCGCAGCACGTCGAGAGCGCCGGCGCCGGGTTGGGCGCGGCGGCGACGATCTGGACTCGCGAGGAGGCGGCGCGTCAAGCGCCCGGGTTTCAAAGCCGCATGAAGGTCTGGATCGCGAACTCGGGGCGGCACGCCGAGTTCGCTGGGGACACCGTCCCGATCGGCGATCCGTGGCCGGCGGGGTTCGCCCCGGGCGCCGCGCCCGGTTGCCACTGCTCAATGTCGGTCCAGTAGGGAGAAACCATGCTGCACAAGCAATTCGAACTGCTTGAGATCAAGGCCGAAGGCGACGACGGCTCATTCACGGCTCTCGTGTCGACGTTCAACAACGTCGACCGCGTCGGCGACCGGATCATGCCGGGCGCGTACAAGAACTCGCTTGAGCAGCGCCGGGTCACGGGCGATCCATTGCCGATCATCTTCGCGCACAAGTGGGATGACCCGTGGGCGCACATCGGCACGGCGCAGCCCGGGGACGTCGTCGAGACGGAGAAGGGCCTGCTCGTCAAGGGGTATCTCGACGTCGCGGAGAACCCGCTCGCGGCCCAGGTCCACCGGCTGATGAAGCGCCGGTCCCTACGTGAGTTCAGCATCGGGTTCAACGTTCCCAAGGGCGGCGAGCGCCGCGCGAAGGACGGCGCGAACGAGATCCGCGAGATCGACCTCGCGGAATGCGGCCCGTGCCTGAAGGGGATCGACCCCAAGACGGAGCTGCACGCGGTCAAGGCCGCGCTCGACGCGGTTTCGCACCCCGTCGAGAAGGAACTACAGGACTTGCGGGCCCGGGTGGAGACGCTCGAGGGGCTCGTCAGAGGTAAGGCGATCACGGACCAGACGCCCGCAGTGACGGGCGGTTCCTCTGTGGATTCGCTGCGTAGGGATAGCGACATGCTCGCGGCCAGCGTGGCTCTCGGCAACGTGCCGACCGCCGCGACCCCCGCGCGCTCGCGGCAGGACCCGGATGACGACCTGAAAAGGCGGTCGCGGGACCTGATGTTGCAGCTACTCAGCCCATAGGAGGCGACGGTATGAACCGTTTTGAGCGCGAGATCGAAGCGATCAAGCTCAAGCAGAAGGAGCACGTCGAGGCGTTCCAGGCGATCTACGCCAAGGCCGACACGGAGGACCGTGCGACGTCAGAGGACGAGAACAAGGACGTTCAGGAGCATCACCGGGCGATCAAGACGCTCGAGGAGTCCAAGAAGCTCGCGGAGGAGGGCCTCGCGACGCTCAAGGGCGTTGAGGACCTCGGCCGGCAGCTCGGCCCGGCGGTCCCGTCGTCGATGAGCGTGAAGCCCGGCGGCGAGCCGCACGACCGGATGCAGCAGTTCATCGTCAAGAGCCTCGGCGAGCAGTTCGTCGACAGCGCCCAGTACAAGGCGTCCGTCGACGAGTACCGGTCGTCCGGGCGTCTGCGGCAGGGGTTCAGCACGGGCGCGGTCGCGCTCGAAGCTAAGGGCACCCTGCTCGAGGGCGCGGGCGGCGGCGGCGGCGCTGTCGCGGCCACGGTCCCGCAGGTCGTCCCGGGCGTCGTCGACAAGCTGTTCCAGCGGCTCACGTTCGCGGACCTGATCCTCCAGGGCCAGGCTTCCACGAACAGCTTCCGGTACGTCGTCGAAGGCACCGCGACCAGCGGCGCCGCGGGCGTGGCCGAGGGCGGCACGAAGCCCGAGTCGACTCTCGGTCTGACGACCACGGACGAGCCGATCAAGAAGATCGCGACGCTCCTGCCGATCTCGGAGGAGATGCTCGAGGACGCGCCGGCGATCCAGTCGTACATCAACGGGCGCCTCATCCTGTTCGTGAAGATCGAGGAGGAGCGGCAGCTCATCCGCGGCACGTCGGGCGGCAACGAGGTCCAGGGACTCCTGACCTCCCGCAGCGTCCCGGTGTACGCGGGCGGCACGGCAGCGGGCAACCGCGCGGTCCAGCTCTTCAAGGCGATGAACGGTCTGCGCGGCTCCGCGTTCCTGGAGCCGGACTGGATCGTCATGCACCCGACCGACTACGAGGCCGTGCGCCTCCTGACGGACACCGCCGGCCAGTTCTTCGGCGGCGGCCCGTTCATGGGCCCGTACGGCAACGGGTCGAACCTGGCAGCGTCCGGGCAGGCCACGGGCGCGACCGATTCGCTGTGGGGCAAGCCGGTGTACGTGACGGCCGCGACCGGCGCGGGCACGGCTGTCGTCGGCACCCGCGAGAGCGCGCAGGTGTGGCGCAGGGGCGGGATGAGCGTCGAGGCGAGCAACTCGCACTCGAACTTCTTCCAGCTCAACCTCGTCGCGATCCGCGCTGAGGAACGCCTCGGCCTCGCGGTGTACCGCCCGACGGGGTTCGTCGAGGTTCGCCTCGCGTAAGCAGTTGGCGCCCGCCCCGGGGGAACTCGGGGCGGGCACCGTCGTTTTACCCGACTTGGAAGGGACCGAATGCCCGACCCCTTCATCAGTGCGCAGGATCTAACGGACTGGCTCGGCCGGGATGTCACGGCTGACGACGGCGCGATTATCGCGCTTGACGCGGCGTGCGACATGGTCCGGACGTTCGCTGAGCGCGAGTTCAACGCGGCGTCGGGGACGTTCACGTTGGACGGGACCGGCACGGACGCGCTGCTGTTGCCGCAGTTGCCGGTGACGGCGGCGGGGACGGTCACTGTCGACGGCGACGCGGTCACGGAGTACACGCTCAACGGGAACGGGATCTTGTTCCGCGGGACGGCGGGTTGCGATCCGCGTCCGGTGTGGCCGGCGGGCCGTCAGAACGTCGAGGTGACGTGCGACTACGGGTACGCGAGCGCCGATCTCCCGCGTGACGTGCGGATGGTGGCGTTGAGTGTCGCGGCCCGGATCATGGTTCAGGGCGTCGCTGTCGAGGAGACGGTGGGCCAGGTCAAGGTGAAGTACGCGAGCCCCGCGCTTGACCTTACGAATGGTGAGCGCGCGATCCTGCGGAAGTACAGGCACACGCGGTGAGCCTGTCCACATTCTTGAATGGCCGCGAACCGACACGGCTGCGCGGCCTGCTGTGGCTTTCGCTGTCCGAGACGGGCGTGATCTACGCCGGGTCCGTGACGAGCGACTCGGGCGGCGGCGGTTCGTTCGCTTGGTCAGCGACCGGCACCGTCGACTGCCGCATCGACCCGCTCAGCGCGGGCGGCGGCGGCATTCTCGCGGCCCGCGTCGACGAGCGTTCGACTCATCTCGTGACAGTCCCGCCCGGAACGAGCGTCACTGACGCCAGCAGGTTCGCGATCAACGGGCGCGGCACGTTCGAAGTGACCGCTACCCGCGAGCAGACCGCCGAAATGTCTTCGTCGTTCGAGGTTCTCGAAGTCACCTAGCCGTGGGGAGGGGCCCGTTCCGGGTGGCTCGGTCCCTTCCCCGCGAACTTCTTTGTTCGCGCAATCACACCGCCACCCGTAAGCCACCCGAAGGAAAGGACCGCATGAGCAAGCTCTTGTGGCACTCCAACGCACCGTGGACCCCAACGGGGTACGGCCAGCAGACCGGCCTGTTCCTACCGCACATCGCCAAGCACTACGACACCGCCTGCTCCAGCTTCTACGGGCTCGAAGGCGCCCCGATCACGTGGGAAGGCATCCCCGTCTTCCCCGGCGTCGGCGGCGTCTTCGGCGACGAACACCTCGTCCAGCACGCGAAAAGGTTCTTCGGCGGCGACCCGCGAGGCGGCCTCGTCGTCACGCTCATGGACGTCTGGGTTCTCAACGCGCAGAGCATGGGGCAGCTCAACACGGCGGCGTGGGTGCCGGTCGATCATGAGCCGGCGCCGCCGCAGGTCGTGGAGTATTTCGTGAAGTCGGGCGCCGTCCCGATCGCGATGTCCAGGTACGGGCAGCAGATGCTCGGCCGCCTCGACCCGTTGTACGTGCCGCACGCGATCGACACGGACGCGTTCAAGGCATTGGACAAGCGCGCGGTCCGCGAGGAGACGGGCGTGCCGAAGGACGCGTTCCTGGTCGGGATGGTCGCGGCGAACAAGGGCCGCCCGTCCCGGAAAGGGTTCGCGCAGGCGTTCCAGGCGTTCAAGAAGCTCAGTGACGCGCACGACAACGCGTACCTGTACCTGCACACGATGATCCAGCCGGGCCTGGCGCAGGGCGAGGACATCCCCGCGATGCTGGAGTCGGTCGGTATCCCGCAGGAGCGCGTGATGATCGCGGACCAGTACCGCGTCCTGTTCGACCCGGTCGGGCAGGCGTCGATGGCGAAAATCTACAGCGCGCTCGACGTGCTGTTGAACCCGGCGATGGGCGAGGGGTTCGGGATCACGGTCATCGAAGCCCAGTCGTGCGGTGTCCCCGCGATCGTGACGGATTTCTCGGCGATGCGGGAGGTGTGCGGCGTCGGGTGGCATGTGGAGCATCGGCCGTATTGGTCGGGCTTGAATTCGTGGCAGGCGGTCCCGGATGTGGATGACATCGCGTCCGCGTTGGAGGAGTGCTACGGCCTGAAGAAGTGGGAGCGGGAGAAGATGGCGGTCGCTGCCAGGCGGCACGCGCTGGATTACAGCTTGCCGAAGGTCGTGAAGCAGCACATGTTGCCGGCGTTGCGGGCGGCTGAGCAGCGGTTCTCACGGCAGCGGCCCGTCACTATCGCCCCGCGGCTGAAGGCGGCGGCATGAGGGTCGGGTGGCTGGCTGACGTGCCCGACCTTCCGGGCGGCGCCGAGTTTACGCAGGCTGAGTTCCGCGCAGCCGCCCCGGAGGGCGTCGAGATCG